CCCTTCTACCCGATCGCGAGGTGAACAAAGGTATGGTTCTGAGCTATATGCACCTCGGTCAACATGGCGAAGCGGATCGGCGGGGGATTTTCGATATCACCTACGCCTGCAAGCCTGACGACAGCGACGCGCGCGCCATGCTCGCCGAGCTGCGCTCCATTGGCTACAATCCGCGCGTTGTAAAGCGCATAGCGAAAAGGGGGACGAACAAATGAGCCTAGCTGACGCATTCGCACCATACGAAGCAAAGCAAAGAGAGAGCGTGATGGAGGCGACTTGGGGACACCTCGCGCCCAAGAAGAGGAAAACCTATCGCGGGTACATCGTCTTCACACACTCAATCTACGGAGACATTCTCAACATCGCAAACGATTTTGGCGAGCTACCTGACTCGCCGTGGTTCTTTCAGGCGATGATGGACTTCATCTGTAGCCAAGATACGGAACAGGGCTGCGTATACCGCTTTGATGGCACGTTCCGCAACTATCAATTCACCGGGACAGCGCGAAAGGTAAGTGTATGACCCTCGCCGATTTCATCGCACAGCACAACGTCACCGCGAAGGCCGAGCGGCGCACGCACAACCCCAACATGCCGCACGCCGCACCCGGCATGCACCATTGGTGCGTGTTCCTTCGGCGCCGCACAACCGAGCCCGAGGGCTTGCTCGGGCTCCCCGTGTCCGTTTCGATGCCCGTTCCGTTTAGTCAGAAGTTCGAGCGAGTTGAGGAGCCAACAATCGAGGAGGTGCTAGGGCGCCTCGCCTCGAACGCGCGCACCATCGAGAACTGCCCGACGTTTGAACAGTGGTGCTCTGAACTCGGCATGGACAACGACAGCCGCAGGGCCGAGCGCACCTACGAGACGTGCAAGCGGCAAGCGGCGCTGCTGAAGGAATTTCTCGGCAAGCAAGCGTACGAGGATTTGCTTTTCGACACGGAGCGGCAATGACTTTCCCGCGACGCACACCAACACGCAAGGACGACATCGACTATCTACGCTCCCTCGTGCGTATGGATATTCGCAGGAAGCAAAAGTCGATCGACAAGTTCGCCCCCAGGGAGTGGCAGACCGAGCAGGATGCGGCAATCGCATTGCAGAAAATAACGGACTCTCTTGAATACAGGCGCGGCGTGCTGGCCCGACTGGAAGGGCGGACAGATTGACAAGTCACCGTCAAGCGCGCATCCTATCCGCCGAGGTTAGATCATGAACTCCGTATCGCAGCCCCCGCAGAACCCGAAGCTCCCCCGCGCCTGCCACTTCATCGTTCCAGGATGGGGGCGGGGTATCAACGTCGGCCTCATCACCCAGGGCACGCCCAACTACCGGCGCGAGGTCGGTTTCGACTGGAGCGAAGGGCCCGAGGCCCACAAGGTCTGTCGCATGACGAACGCCGCAAGGGGAATCACGCCCCAGCAGGAGGCCGCGATGTTCGGCGGCGCCTTCTGGGGCTGGGACTCCCGCGAGGCGAACCCCGACAACTACGACAAGGACGGAAAGCCCCTTGTCGAGTTGCGCACGCTCGACTGGTAATGAACCTCAAACGCTTCGATGAACTCGCGCGTGTCGCGGGCCTTGGCCGGTCGCTAAAGAACGGCACCGGCATGCGCTCCATGCGGGCCGCGCGCCTGCACCTCGTGGATGGTCTCTCGATTGACGAGGCGCGCAAGGTCGAAGGGATTTCGCGCCAAGCCGTGCACGATGTCCTGCGCAAGCTTGAGTTTGATCTCTGCAAGACCTGCAAGCAACCGCTGCCGCACGACCGGCCCAGCGCGCGCGTGCGCCGTTAAAGGCCGCTCCACCCCCGCCCGCAGAACCATCTTCGGATATTCAAATCGCCCTGAAGGGCGGGGGATGAGAGCGGCGCTAGTGTGCCCAGGCCACCGGCGCCGCGTCTGTCCGGTTCCGCACTTATTCGATCTCGCGCACGCGAACGCCGTGAAATAGCAGCAGCATCTTGCGCTTCAGGATGTAGGCCGCGAGGCGCCGGGTGACCGGGGACTTGACATCAATCACCTCCTCGCGCCCATCCGCATAGACCACCCAGAAGTCCACGATGAAATCGACCGCGCGCTCAAGGGTGTTGCCTTGCGCGTCGCGCTGCGCAGGGATGAGATTGAAACGCCGCTGGCGCTCGACATACGCGACACGCTGCGCCGGGTCGGTCGCGGTGCGCGCGCTCTCCAGGGCGAGCCCCACGCGAGCCTCGGCCCTGGAGTCGTAGCCGCCACCTTTCACATTGCGGTACTTTCGCGGCTTCTTGCCCTTGCGGTCCTGCGCTCGCCAGCCTGGGAAGCGCGCCCTCATAGCTTCCCGAAGAACATCTCGGTTGGCACCTGGGTCGAGCCCCCCATGCGCTCTACGACGAGGAGGTGCCCGCCGCATTCGAGATTGCGAAAAAGGTTCTTGTACTTGCGCGCCGCCGTGAGCGCGATCTCGGTGTCGGACTTCTTGCCCTCGTTGAAGCGGCCGAGCTTGAACTCCCGGCCCCCCTTCTCGATGAACTTGACGTAACAGGCCACTAGCGCAACTCCTCAAGAGAAAACGTGTGGCGGTCCTCGCCGTCCACGTCGATAACGATGTAGCGCGCGGTAGTGGGAAGCTGCGCGCCGTAGCGCCGCGCCGCTTCCTTCGCGAGCGCGCCGTGATCCGCCTTGGACGCGGCGGGAATGTAAATCTGGGTGATGCCGTCGAGCTTGCCGCTCATGTGCTTCATGTAGATGCCCACGCGCTTTTTCTTCTCGGGCTCGGGGAGCCGCGATGCGAGCTGGCCGACGTACTGCGCGAAGTTCGTGCGGGCGAAGAGGGTGGCCGGGCGCAGGAATTTTCGCATCTCGGGATCGGCTCCCCACTCCGCCACCTTCGCGTCGATCACCGCGCGGATGTCGGCCTCGGTCGCGCCGTCGGCCATGACGCGCGCTCTTGCAAGCTCGGCGTTCACGTCGGTGATCTTGAACTTCGTGCCCGCCTTCTCGTTCAGGTAGGCGACCATGCGCTCACCGATCTTGACCGCCGCCTTTCTCTTCACGGCGTGCGCGTCGTCGGGCGGCAAGCCCGACGGTGTAGTTGACTCTTTTACTTCTTCTCTTCTCTTCTCTTCTCTAGTGACGCTCCCAGCGTTACGCTCGCTCGCCCTGAACTGGCGCACGCGCTCTCTCGTAAGTGCCCGATTCTTCGCGGTTTCGCCGTTGTGACGCTCGAACTTCGGGAGCGAGTTTCCGGCAAGCCATCCCACCTTTTGCATCGCCTCGGCGAAGCCGGGACACCCAACAACCTCATCAAGGAGTTTCACGAGCGTTACCGAAGTAACGCTTGCGACGTTACCTGATTCGGTGTTCTCGTCGAACCATCCCCAGACTTTCAGGAGGCGCCCGACCACGGCATCGGGCTCGATCGCGAGCGCCTCCGCGATGGCATACACCTCGGGCTTCGTGTGCGTCGCCTTTGCGAATTTGATCCAGTCTCCGGCCATCGCGGCACCGTAGCTCATCGACCTCGTATCGCCAACGGTACGGTAGCGTACGTACCGCCTGTAGTACAAAAAACATAACGCTTCGCGATATCAAATCTTTTTTGTATGGTGCGCTCATGCCGTCGCGCACTCCTTCCCTCCTCCCCCCTTCGCGCGACGGCCTTTTTCTTCAGGAGCGCGGGTGCTGACGCAAGAGCAAATCGAAGAGCGGCGCACCGGCATCGGCGGTAGCGAAGTAGGAATCATCGCGGGCCTGAGCCCCTTTCAATCCCCCTACGAGCTGTACCTGGAGAAGCGCGGCGAGATCGCGCCGGTTGATCTCTCTGAAAAAGACAACGTGATGCTGGGTCAACTCTTCGAGGACGGCATCGCGGAGGCGTACTGCATTGTGCGCGGGCGCCGCGAGGGCCGCACCATCAAGGTCGAGCGGCGCAACAACACCTACCGGCGTAAAGACCTGCCCTGGGCAATGGCGCACATCGACAGGAAGGTGGTGGGCGAGCAGCGTGGTGTGGAGTGCAAGCTCGTCGGCGCCTTCGCGCGTCAAGGCGATTGGGGCCCGGACGGAACCGATCAGGTGCCCGACTACATGCTGCTGCAATGCCAGTGGTACATGGGCGTGGTGGGCTGTGACGAGTGGGACTTGGCGAGCGCGCACGGCAACAACGACTTTCGCATTCACACGATCAAGCGCGATGACGGCCTCATCGCCGATCTCATTTTGCTCGGCCAGGATTTTTGGGAATGCGTCGAGACCGGCAAGCCGCCGCAGGTGGATTAGCAGGCGGATCGCACCACCAACATTTTCCGGCGCCTGTATCCGGGCACCGATGGCACGTTCATCGAAGCGGATGAAGACGCCCTGTACTGGCACAAGGTGCTGGAGGGCGCGAAGGCAGAAGTGAAGCTCTACGAGAGCGTGGTGACAGGCGCAAAAAATCACCTCCTCTCGACAATGGGGAATGCCGCCGCACTTACGTTTGCGGACGGCAGCGCTTATCAGCGCAAAACCATCAACCGCTCGGGCTACGCCGTCGAGGCGAAGTCCTACGTTGATTTCAGGCACACCAAAACATTCAAGGGAGCAAGCAAATGAGCTGGAGCGTATTCGCAATCGGTAAACCCGCCGCCGTCGCGGCGAAGCTCGCGAGGGACTTTGCCGCGATCCACTGCGCCGAGCCGGAGGAGACGATCAAGACCAACGTGGCGCTCGCTATCCTCACCGGCCTGTACGCATTCCCGCCCAATCTGGTTGTGCGCGTCGAGGCGAACGGCAGTCAGTACGCGCCCGATGTCGCGAAGCCCGAGGAGCGGCAGAATCAATTGTCGGTGAGGCTGGAGCCGATTCACGGCTTTGTGGAGTAGGCCATGAGCGAAGACGTTGTTGCGTCGCGCGCGCTCGCGCTGCCGCAGCCCTCGACGCTCGTCGAGCTGAAAGAGCTTGCGGCGATGGTTGCGAAATCTGGCCTCGTGCCAAAGGACTTTCGAGATAAGCCCGAGGACTGCCTGATCGCAATCGCGATGGGCGCCGAGGTGGGGCTTAAGTGGCCCAGCGCGCTCCAGTCGATCGCGGTCATCAACGGGCGCCCGAATATCTGGGGCGACGCCGCGCTCGCGCTCGTGATGGCGCACCCGGCCTACGAGTGGCATGACGAGAACGAATCCACCGACGCGAAAGGCGTGTGCGTCATGAAGCGCCGTGGCGTCCCCGAGCGGCGCCAGGAGTTCTCGATCGAGATGGCGCGCACGGCGGGCCTTCTCAACAAGGATACCTACAAGCAGCACCAAGGCCGCATGCTCTTGCGCCGCGCTCGCGCGCGCTGCATGGCCGATGTCTTCCCCGACGCGCTGAAGGGCTTGGCGCTTCGTGAGGAATTGGAGCACGCCGTCATCGAGGGTGAAGTCATTCGCGAGGACACTCCGCTGAAAACCGGCACCGAGGCAGTGCGGAAGAAGCTGGAGGCTCGCAAAGGAAAACCTGTCGGCGCGGTGCCCGCGACCGAAAGTAGCGGGGTGGCTGTCCAAGCAGCTCCCGTATCACCGCCGCCGACAGGCTCCGTCTCCCTCGCCGATGTCGTCTCCGCCTACAAGCGGGCAGAGACCCCGGGGGATATCCGTATCGCGGACGCCCTTGGGAAGCGCCTGGGGACGGAGCCCGATCGCATCGCCGCCATCGCGGCGCGCACGTCGCGCATCCGGGAACTCTCGGAGACCGTTGACGAAGAAACCGGCGAGATCACGAAAGACTAGGGCCATGAGACCCCGCCCGGTTCGCGGGGCACTCTCGGCGCGCGTGGAGGTCTTCATCTCTACGCGCATCGGTGCCCCTTTCACTTCTCACGAGGCAATCCTTTGGCTCCCGCAGTTCAAGGCCCAGGCCGTGCGCACGCATCTGCATCAACTCTCGCGCACCGGAAAGCTGACAAGCCAACCGAGCGGCGACGGCAAGGTGTGCGTCTACCGCGAGATCGGAGCCACGCAAGACTCGCGCGGCTACGGGAGCATTCGTGTAGCGGATGAATTTCTTGACCTCCTCTATCTATGGGCGCAGCGCGGCCCGGTGAGCGGAGATCGACTACCTGCCCCGACGGGGCGCTACTTAGGAGACGTAAATGAAGACGATGATTTGCTTGATCTTGGACCGCTCGGGCTCGATGGCGGGGCGTGAGGATGATGTCGTTGGTGGCGTCAATGCGTTCCTCGAAGAACAGAAGAAGCTTCCCCACCCGGCGAGCCTCGCGATGGTGCGCTTCGACACCGGCAACATCGAGCGCTTCCGCACGATGGGACCGCTCAATCTGGCGTCGCCCATCACGCGCGCCGACTATCAGCCGCGAGGCGGTACGCCGCTCCTCGATGCCGTGGGGCAGACGATCGTCGCGCTGGAGGATGACTGGCGGCGCGAGCAACCCGAGCGCGCAATCGTTGTGATCGTGACCGACGGCGCCGAGAATGAGTCGCGCATCTTCACGAAGGCCCGGGTGAAACAGATGATCGAGTCGCGTCAGGCGAGTGGTTTGTGGGCGTTCATCTACCTCGGCGCGAACGTGGACGCCTTCGCCGAGGCGGGCTCGATGGGCATCCTCTTCACCAACTCGGCGGGTTATGCGAGCACGGCGCAGGGCACGGCGCAGGCGTACAACCGCATGAGCGCAAGCGTCAGCGAAAAGCGCTTCACCGGCGACATGCTCCAGGAGACCACCCTCGGCGGCAACATCGAGGAGGACGGCTCGATCACGAAGAAGACGACCGACACGACCGCCGCCGCGAGCAGCACCTCGACCCCCTGGACGGCGCCGAAGGCAGAGGCGCCCTGGACGCCTCCGCAGTAAAAAGGTCCAGCCGCCATAGCTCAAGTCCGGTAGAGCGCGGAGCCCGTAACTCCGAGGTCGTGGGTTCAAATCCTACTGGCGGCACCCTTGACAGCAGCTTGACGAACCCTTGACGAGCGGATAGGATGCTGAACGCTGAGTGGATCAAGCTCAAGCGCTACTGCGAACGCACCGGAGAAACGAGAGGTGCGGTCTATCAGCGCCGAGCACGAGGACAGTGGATTGAGGGTGTTCACTGCAAGCTCGACCCTTTCGGCCACCTGTGGATCAACTACACGGAGGCACAATCATGGGTCGAGAGTGGAATGGGATCGCCCTCCCTAAGGGCGTTGAGGTCAGAATCCAGGCCGAAGGATCACAGCCAGTAGTCAGCATCAAGTTCCGGTTCAAGGGGCGCCAGCACCGCGCGCTCCACATCCCACTGCCCACCGGCAACACCGCCGCCGAGAAGCTCGCGGCGCGCGAGGCGATCTCCAAGGCGACGGCGAAGCGCCTGGAGGTGCTCTCGCAGATCGAGCTTGGCACCTTCGACTTCGACAAGAGTTTCCCCGACGCAGCGAAGGAGCGCGCCGCCGAGGGCTCCCAGCGTCCGATGAAGTTCTTCATCGAGCGCCAGATCGTCGAGGTGAAGAAGCATCCCACCTTCCACGAGTCCACCAAGACCGCCTACTGCAACGATCTCAAGGCATGGCAGGAGGAGATTGGCAAGGTGCGCGCCTGCGATCTCGCGGGGCACCACTTCAAAAATTACCTCTCGAAGCTTGATGTCATTGCGAAGACGATTCGCAACATGATGCTGCCGATGAGGGCGATGATCGCCGAAATGCTTGAGGACGGCGAGCTGAGCGCGGACCCGCTCGCCACGATCAACATGAAGAAGCTCCTGGACAAAAAGGCCGCGAGCGACTACGAAGTCAAGCCGTTCGAGTGGGAAGAGCGCGACCGCATCCTCGTTGCGGCGAAGGCGGCGAACGAATCCTTCGAGTGCATGGTTCAGTTTTGGTGGTGGACCGGCCTGCGCTCGGGTGAACTTTTCGTCCTGCGCGAAACCGATTACGAGCCCGCCTTCATCTGGTCGGGTGGCAAGGGCCGCATCCGCGTCGAGCGCGTGCTTGGCGAAACGGATGACGGCTCCTGGGCCGAACGTGTGGGCACCAAGGGTCGCAGGAAGAACAAGCCAAAGGCTCGGTGGGTGTTCCTCAACCCTCCGGCGCGCGAGGCGCTGGAACGGCAACTTAAAATCCTACGCGGCGATGGCAAGGTCGTTGCGCTCAAGGCGGCGCGAGAGAATTTCATCTGGCCGAACCCCAACACCGGGAGGGGCTACACCCGGCCCGATCTTTTCAACAAAAGCGAGTGGACGAACATCCTCGCGGGTGCGAAGGTGGACTTTCGCAATACCTACCAGTGCCGCCACACCTACGCGACCACGATGCGCGCGCGCGGCGAAGACGACACCTGGATCGCGGAGCAGATGGGCCACGAGAATACAGACATGCTCGTTCGCATCTACGGCAAGCGCCGCGTCGATGAGCGCGGCGTCGAGGGCGGGTATCGCGTGAGGAACAACAACTGGAAGGGGGCATAAAATGAAGACGAATTGCGCCGAGGGCGAGCACTTGATCGTTCGCGACTGCTTCGCAGCCCTCCCGGGCGTGCAGCGCACCGTGCCGGGTGATTGTTGGTGCCTGAATTGCAAGGAGCCGATCCCGATGCACTGGAACAACGGCAACCCCACCGAGGCCGTGCAGCACTTCAGGAGGGAGGAGTCGTGACGCTTGAGTGGAAGCGGAACCCGCATTATCCGAGCGTGCTCGAAGCGAAGCTGCCGCCATGGCACGCGCCGTACTTGTCGAGCCCAATGAGGAGCGGCTTCAAAGTCTGGCTTGAGCGGCGCCCCGGGCACTGCGATCGTGGCCGCTACGTCGCCAGCACCGACGCGCCGCTCGACCCCCAAGAGGGCTGGCCACGCTACTACTTCGACCTGGAGGTTGCGAAGCGCGAGATCGAGGCGTGGGTCGCGGTGCGCAAGGAGGCGAAGCCGTGAACGCCAACGAGCCCGTCATCACGATCAACGGCGCCACGCTCACCGAGGGACAGGCCATGACCGTTCGCATCGCCGTCGAATCGTTCGCCTTCTTCCTGGAGGACAACGGCCTTGGGGAGCTGGGCAGCGCTTTCCAAAGCCGCATCGAAGAAATTCGGGCCTTGATCTTCAAGCCATGACGCGCATCATCGTGTTCGGATCGAACCTGCACGGCATCCACGGCGCCGGTCAAGCGAGGGATGCCTACGAGCGTTACGGGGCAGAGTGGGGCATCGGCGCCGGGCGCACCGGCGAGTGCTACGCGATCCCCACGAAGATCAGCCCGAGCGAGCGCATGCCCCTCGTCTCGATCGCCGGGTACGTCGCCGTGTTCCTCGATTACGCTCGCGCGCATGCGGACCTGACCTTTGAGGTGTGGCGCCTGGGCTGCGGGCGCGCAGGCTATACCGACGTGCAGATCGCGCCGATGTTCAAGGGGGCGCCGTCAAACTGCGAATTGCCGAGGGGATGGCGCGAACTGTCGAAGGCGTGAGAAGATGGCCCGCAGGGACTTTCCCAGCCCTGCGGGCTTTTTTTCGCCTGGAAGTGAGACCTGGGTGAGACCTGGGGCCACGAAAACTGCTCGCTACGCTGGCGGAGAGTGAGGGATTCGAACCTGGATTTCGACGTGTTCCTAAGTCAACGTAAGTGGAGCTAAGTATGCGCTCTCATAGGGAGAATGCTGATTCGGCTCCGGTTTGCCACTCCACTTACGTTGACTTGGGTCTACTTAGAATGAGACCTGGGTGAGACCTAGCGGCACGCCTCGACCAGCGCCTCAAGCTCCGCCGCATAGCCGAGGAGCGCGCGCCGGTCGAGCGCGAGCGAGAGCACGAAGGCGTAGTCGTCGAGCGCCCCGAGCTGGGCATCCGTGGTTGTTGTGGGGCGCGCGGGCGCCGCGCTGACGCAGGGGGTCGGTACTGGCACCCTCACCGTTTCTGGCGCTGGCGTGGCGCATCCAGCAAGCGCGACGTGGACATACATCAACATACATCTCACTTGAGACCTTTGCGCACCTCGGCCACCGCGTCCTTGCAGTCCTTGGCCTCGACACCACGGCTCCCGGCGAGCAGGGCGCGCAATCTCTCCACCTCCGCCGCCCCGCTTGCGACCTTGGCCTGGGCCTTGGCGCGCGCGATCTGCCCGGCCTTGGAGCGGGCGTTCGCCGCCTCCTCCCATCGTTGTACCGCAGCACTTTGCTCCGCCGCCTTCTCGGTGAGGACAAGGTAGGCGCTCTTCAGCTCAGCGACCTCGGTCTTGCAGATGGCGACGCGGTAAGTCTGCACGCCAGCAAAGGCGGTGACCACGCCGATGAGGATGAGGAGCGCGCGGATCATGATTTTCTCCTTCGCTTACGTTGCCTTCTGGCGAGCTTCGCAACCTCGGCCGCAAGGTCTTGAATTTTCTTATTCACCGCGTTCGCTTCCCGGTAGGCATCGGCGGCGGCGGTCGCGCTCACGTCAATCTTGGAGGCGAGGTGCGCGGCCTTCTCAGCCGCGTCTTCCTTGATCCATTTGCGCTCTCTGCCGTCCTTCTTCCACGTGTAGATGAAGCCCGTCACGGTCGCGGCGAAGGTCGCGACGACGCCCGCGATGACGGCCCACGCTGCTGCGTCCATCAGTTTTCTTGTCCCGCCGTCGTGTAGGCGCGGATGCCGATCTTTGCGAACTCCTCCGCGAGCTGGACCTGAACGCGCTCGGGCATCGGCGCCTTGGACTTCAGGGCATCGGCGAGCACCTTCGAGAAATGCGGGTCGTAGAGCGCCTGCTGCATCATGGCATCCCGGTGGCCGGTCGTGAGCTTCGCGATGTAGCGGCCCAACACGAAGCCGCCCTCCTGAAGGACGCCGGTACGACCACGCTCGATCGACATCAAAGAAGCGATCCAGGAGCGCAAGGACGAGCCCGTGGCCTCCGCCATAGGGTCTTGCATGGTGGGGGCGCCGTGGACATTCCGGGGCACGTCTGCGCGCTTTAGGATCGAGATCGCCTCCACGACATCCTCGACGTTGCGCACGTGCTCAGGCCCCATACGCCCGAACACTTGCATCGCGGTTGCGCGGTGCGCGTTCAGATACGCAGCCGGGTCGGGCGCCTCGGTGATCTTCTCCGCCACCCGGCGCGCGAGCGCCTCCTGCGCAAGCGGGCCGTCCTTCTTCGCCATCGCGGCGAGGGTGCGCATCGCCTTCTCATCCGAGATCGCGACCCCGATCACCTTCTCCGGGTCTTGGTTCTGCGCGAGCTGGATGAACTTGTTGTCGGCGAGTTTCTTCTGCGCCATTGTTATCGCCGCGCGGCGCGCGAGGAGCCCGGTCGCATCCGTCGAGAGACCTTTGATCTCGTCCTGGATCGTCTTCGGAAGCTGCTTGAATGCTTCGGCGTTCGACTTGACGAAGTTGTCGATGGTGGTGGGCTTCACGACGCCGTTCTTGTCGAAGATGCCAGCGCGCTTGTGCAGCGCATCGAGCCACGCCCCCTTGAGCGCGACGAGCGCCTCGGGGTCTTCGTTATAAAGCGCCCTGAAGTCGCGAACCCCCTCGGGCCGCAGGAGCTTGTTGCTGATCTCCTCGTGCGTGAGTGCGGTGCCGCCGCTCGCGCGCGGATCACGCATCTTCAGCTCGAAGCCGAACCCCTCCTGAAAGAGCGGCCTGTACTTCGTCTTGTAGAACTGCTCCGCGTCCTGGAGGAGGGAGCCGAGGGCGCCGTACTTCTCGGGGTCCGAGTATCGCGTGACGCGCATCTCGATCATGCTCTTCATCCCATTGAGGAGCCGCAGCTTCGTCTCGCGGTCGGTGCCGCTTGAGGCGGAGGTCTCGGCGATGTCGCTATTCACGCGGCGCCGGAGCGACATGAGCTTGTCGAAACTCACCTCGGTGGACACTTCGGCGACGGGCTCCTCGTAGGAGTGAATCTTCTTCCCGGTCGGGGTCTCCTTCGCGGTGCGCCCGCCACCGGCCTTCGCCTCTTTCGTGAACATCGACTTCACCTCGCGGAACACGCTCGGAATGTTCTCGGGCTGGAATCCGTTGAAGTCCTCCGCGAGGGTCTTCTTCGTGAAGGTCACGATGTCGGCGACATCATCTTTCACGCCCAGGCGCGCAGCCTCCTCTTCGGCGGCGGTGTAGCGCTGATTCTTCTGCGCCTGCATTACCACGTTGCGCGCGTCCCTCTTGGTTTCCAAGACCTCACGCCTCTGCAAGCTCGGATTGCGCTCGAAGGCCACGTTCAGGCCGACCAGCTCACCGTCTAGATTGGTGAGCGCCGCATCGAGTGCGTCCGCCTTCTTCTTCGCGAGCACCGCGATCTTCTTCGGCGTGTCGAGCGAGCCTCCGCTGTAGGTCTTGGCGACGAAGTTCTCGATCGCTTGTGCGCTGTCGGCGACGTGGCGCGCGGCGGTCGCGAGGTTCTCGGGGGATTGCGCCGCGAGGCTACGCTCAAGGGCGATCAGGCCCGGCGCTCCGGTCGAGGCGGCGGCGCTGGGCTCAAACCCAGGGATGCGCCCACGAAGCTCCTCGGCGCGCGCGAGGTTCACTTCGGACTCGCCGTGCGAGCTGGCGAGACCACTCACCTTTTGAAGCGCCTGGACCTCCGCCTTCTTCTTGGCGAATTCAGGTGACAAGCGCGAGCGCAGGAACCCAACGCCAGCCTGGGCACCCTGGCCCACGACCGCAGGGCCGATCATGCCGAGCGTGGCGCCCACCGCCTCGCCCGCCTCGCGGCTAAACCCGAGCTTGGGCGCGATGTCGCCGCCCGCCTCCATCCCGGCGCCGCCGTAGACAGACCCGGAGGCAAGCGCATACGCCTGGAAGGGGTTCTTCACGACCGAGGCGAGCGGCCCACCGGCGCCCACCATCTCAGCAACGCCGCCCGCATAGCGAAGCTCGTCGCGAGAGGTTTTCATATTCTTGTCGTAGCCCATCGCGTCCTTGTACATCTGGCTCGTCGCGATGAACGGGCCCTCCTCGCCCGCCGCGTTCACTTGCTTCTCGGACTTCCTCGCGCCCAGCTCGCGCAGGCGACTCTCCAGGTACTTCTTCATGTAGACGCTGGGCGCGCGATCAAGCTTCTCCTGCGTCTCCGCAATCAGGTTGTCGTAGTTCGGCCTGCTCAGGAGGTCGCCCGGCAATCCCATCGTCGCGGCGAGCCCCTTCTTCGCGCGGTTCCCAAGGTAGGCGCCCACGGTGGGTTCCGAGGCCGCGCGCTCCGCCGCAGCGGCATCAATCGCCGCGAGGTCTTTGTCTGGCGCGCTCGCCGATGCGCTCTTGGTGGCAGCGAGATACTCGTCCGCCGCCGCCTGATCGGGGAACTCGTAATCGCCTTTCGGCGTGGGGACGACGATCCCGGCCATTACGGTTTCGTCTTCTTGACCGGCGTCGCGCCGAAGTCCTCAGGGTCGAGCGGAACGCCGTGCGGGATGACGACGTTGCGATGGTCGAGCTTGTAGCGCTCGGTGCGGCCCTTGTACTCGCCCTCAATCTGATGCTGCGCGCGGTTGAGCGTGTTGAATTCGCGGCGCATGACAGTCATGATCTCTTGGCGCACTTCGTTCGGGAGGTCTTTACCCGAAGCAAAATTCTTAACCGCCTGCACGAGGCGGCTCGGAACGCCCGAGAGTTTGTCGATGTCCTGGATGTCCTTCACCGCCACCTTGTCGCCCGGATCAAGAACCTTCGCGTACGCGAAGATCAGCGCCCGATCACCGGCCGGGGTGATCTTGGCCGGGTCGGTAACCGTCGCGGCCACGTACTGCTTGGCGGAGGTGAACTTCGCCTTCACCTCCTTGAAGCCCTTGGTGTCCTGCCGATAGTCATCGGCGAGCTTCAGCTCCGTCTCGCGGTCGAGCTTCGCCTGCGGGTTGGGCGTGTTCGGATCGCGCGCGCCCCCGAGGAGCTTGTAGCGCTGGTCGGTGCCAAGGCGTTCGCCCTCCGTGCTTTGCGGGTCGAAGGCGTACTGCTTGCCGTCTACAACGAGATGCTGCGGCGCCGCGTTTTTCGCATCCTCGGCCGCGCCGTGGCGAACCCCAAGACCGTTCCAAACGATCTTGTCGTTCCTTTGCACCGACTCCCTCTGCGCATCGGAGAGTTGAAGGGCCTTCGGCAGATACTCTTGCGCCTGCATCATGTCGGTCGCCGTGGGCTTCCCGCTCGCCTTGATCCGCTGCCACATCTCAGGCGGGAGAACCTCGTGCAATACCAGCATGGAGGTTTGCAACTTTTTAGACGCGATGCGCAGATCGAACCGCTCCTTCGCGCCGCTCAGCGCCTCCATGCCAGCGGCGGTGCCCGCGAACTTCAAAAATTCCTTGGGCTGCGACTTCATCATGATCTGCATCGGCTCGGGGAGGTATTCCGCGTAAGACTGGAACTTCGTGAGCATGTCCGGGCGCTTCGCGAGCGCGAGATAGGTGTCCTTCATGCCGGGCAGGAGCTTGTCCATCTGCCCGCCGAACGTCTCATCAAACTTCGCCGCGTCCTCGCCGGTCAGCCCTTGGCGCATGCCGACGCCGTGCTCAAGCGCGCCGTAGATGGCTTTCATTTCATCAATGTTCGATTGCTTGCGCTTCGCGGCGCGCTCCTCCTGCACTTGATCGTAGGAGGGGCCTCCGCGCATGAGGGCCGCGTAGTCGTGAAGCCCCCTGCCAAAGCTATTGCCAGAGGGCTCTTGCTGCGGCGCCGCGCTCGGAGCGGGGGCGGTCGCGGAGGCGTTCGGGGCAAGGCCGAGCCCCTCCTGCTGATCGACCGCGACGCGCAGCGGATCGCTCGCGGCATCGTTGCCCGAGAGGTTCATCCCGGCCGACTGCTGCTCGTATTGCTGCGCCGCAAGTTGCGCGGCAATCTGCGGATCGGGTTCGCTTCCGAATCCGAGGGAGCTATCTTCGTCGCGGAGCATTATTGACCGCCACCGAAGTTAAAGAGGCTGAAGCCACCCTTCGAGGTTTCCGTCATGCCCGTAGTCCTCAAGTTGACGTTCCTATTCCCGGTGAGCGTCTGGAGGGTGCTGCTGCCCACGCCGCTGCCGACGTGCGCGAGCCCGAGCCCGCCGCTCGACGCCTGCCCGGAAAGGGAAAGCCGATTCTGAAATGCTTGCTGACGAAGCCCCGATTGGAACTGCGACACCGAGTTCGCCAAGCCCTGCTGCTGGAGGTTGATCCCGCTTTGCAGGCCCTGCGCCGCGAGCGGGTAATTCAGCACCGATTGCGCTTGCGCGGCGCGCAGGTTCTTCACGAGCGAGCCCTTCTGGTCCTGCGCGCCGCGCAGGAGAAGCCCGGCCTCATGACCGATCGGGCTGTCCGAAAGCCGCATGCCGCGCGAGTTCGCAAGCTCATCACCGATCATCGAGACGCCGCGCTTCGCCTGGAGGTCGATGTCCCCCTCGCCCGCCGCGATGGCGGAGTCCGTCGCCTCGCCGATCAGCCGTTTTTGCTCATCGGTCGCGGCGCCGCCGCGCCTCATGTCATCGAGCTGCATCTGGAGCATCTCGTCTTGGGCTACCCCCATTCTTTGCGAGCGCTCGAAATCAGTCTTCGCCGCCGCCGCCTGCTGCTCCGGGGTGATCGCCGAATCAAATGCGGAATTGATTAAGCCCTGGCGCTTCAGGTCCGACATCGAGAGGTCAAGCATCTCTTTCTGGAACGGCGCCATCGTGTCCATGCTCTGCAACTGGCGCTTCGCAATTTCGGTGTTGACCTTCGTGAGTTCCTGCTCCTCGGGCGTAGGGCCGGGCGTGCTGTTTTGGACTTGCTTGTCCTCGTCGGTTGCGGTCAGAAAGCCCATATCAGGAAAGCCTTTTCAGGTAAATGTCGCAGGGCTGCATCTTCGCGGCGTTGAGCTTCCTCTCGACGATCGCCGCGAACCCGTGATTCTTTTGGGAGACGGCGGCGCTCACGTACTGACAGCCGCCCATTTGCAGGGTCGCAAACCCTTGAGCCAAGAGTTTGTGAATCGCCTGCGCCCGCGCGCGCCGGGACGCCGAGGGCCGCACCTGGAGAAACTCCAGGTATCCAACCGGCTTCGAGTAGACCACCTGGAGGCACCCGATCACCTCGTCGCCCACGGTCGCGATCAGCCAGCTCGGGTACACCTTCGCCCAATCCGCATGCTCCAGGAAAATGCCGTTATCGCCTAGCACCGAGGCGATTTGCGGCCCCATCGCATCGAGGGCGAGGCGTATCTCCACGCGCTCGCAAGGAGCCTTTGGCGGCGCCGCAAACGCCTCGGTCTGAAGGGCGGGCGTCACAGCAATCTGCGAAGCACCACGCGCGCTATGCGCTTCACCACGCCCACCAACTGTGCGACGTTGGTAACGTTCGCCGCCCACCACGTATCGAACTCGGCGTTTGTCATCGCCTTGAGCGAGGCGATCGTGGTGTCTCCGCCAATCGCGGAGTCAATGCTGGATAGCCTCACGACCTCAGGCGATGCGAGATGAGCGGCCTCGGCGGCAACGCGCGCCGCCGCCTCCTCCAGAGTGAGTTCAATAACCGTCTGTTCGCCAGTAATTACATTTACTTCGATTCGATTCATGGGTTTTGAATTACTCGAAAGAGATGTTGATCACGCCAGCATCGAAGGTGGCCGTTCCGGCAATGGTCGTTATCCGAACGCGGTCAAGCATCGCCGACAACGATTTCATCCCGGCAGTAAAGAACCAGAACACTCCGGCGCCCGAACCAGCAGAACCGCTCATTACCCAAGTGAAATCAGAGGCGTCTTCCAAGCTCAGGGTGAATGATCCGTTGTATGTGAAAGTGTTCACGGCGGCTGTAACGCCGAACCCGGTTGTGTAGTTCGCGGACGCAGCCGTGGCCGAGGCAATGCCGCCGCCCGTTCCCAAGTAACCTGTTGCTTCAATCCCCCCCGAATCACCAAGCTGAAAAAGCAACTCAGCAGTAGCGCTCAGGGATACGCCAGCCAGCATGA